GCACTTGATACTTGTCGCTCATCCAAACAAAACTGCAACCAAGGGAGAAAGTATTGACTATTATCAAATAAGTGGCGCAGGTGAATTAATAGCAATATCTGATAATGTCTTGCAAGTAATAAAGTCGGCTGATTCTGTAGAGGATGAATGTGACGGATGGATTGAAATACATAAGAATAGAGGATATGGAACGTTTAAAAAAGTTGAACTTGTATATGACGAAGAAACAACGGCATTAGTTGAAAAAGGTGTTGTATCAAAAGCTTTAAATTGGGAAGGTAAAGGTACACAAGAACAATGGAAGAAAACAGATTCACCATTTTGAAAGGAGAATAAATGTCAACACAGGAAACCGTTATTTTATGGCTAATGTCTAATCAGTGTTACCCTCTTAAATCAGACGAAGGGCACAAAGTAATATTAGAGGATGGAACGTTTAAGCTTATGAACCCTATAACTAACACATGGAACACATTAATAGGATTTGACCATTTTAGCGTATTCGATTGGTTTCCATGCCGCTTGACAGAAGAACAGGAGAACAACCTACATGCAAATTATAAAAGACGCTATGAGCGAAATCAATCAACTAAAAACATCACAGCAACTATTAATGGAGAACTACGAAAACATAGCAGACATTACACTAAGATTTGTAACCGCTATAAGCGTAAAACCCGAAAAGCTACAAGAGTATTATCCACACTGGGCTAGCGAAATGGATAAGGCTATGAGGGTGGAGGATAGCGAACGGATCACAGAATTATTTAACACGATACATAAACTATTTATTAATTTAGAAAAGGAGAATTAAATGATTGCTATACTGATAATATCTTTTGCACTACTAATGCTATCTGTACGATATTTCCATAAGGCTTGCGAAAATCAATTTACATGTGATATTCTAGTCCTCGACAACTTACTACAACTAGACTACGAATTAAGCGTTTTAAGGCACTTAAGCGTAGCACGTAGGTTACTAGTCGAAATCTACGACGGAAAGCCGAGAATGAGACTACACGCAAGCACAAGGGTATGTATGACTAATGAGTTAACGGAACTAAGTGAGAAGTTAGACGGAGAAGTGAAAAAAAGTCTACTGAGGACAATTAAGTTAATCGAAAATGAATATTAGAAAGTAGGTATGTAATGATTGACTATGCTATAAAAGCAATGAGTAAAACACAAAAACTATTAGTATCTTTTTTAAGTGTAAATAATTTAGACAACATGTCAAAAACACACACTGTAGAATTTGTTGTAAAAAATGGTGAGTGCATAGCGTTGATAGACAATGCAAAAAGAATAACGTTTATAGATATGAATCACATAAGACAATTTGCAGGCGTTAAGTTATTAGAAAGGCGGTAAGTATGACAGAACAAGAATATATAAAATCTTTGGAATCACTATTGATTTTTATGTGTAAGTCAAATGAAGATATATGGGAATCATTGATGGATTTAGGTAAACAAGGCAATGACACATGGACACAGATACCAATGATTCAAGGGAATCTAAATTTTGTTGTAGGTAGACTTGCACGTCTTGACTTTAATAAAAGTAAAGTCATAAATGCAATGGGTGTGGTTTATAAACTAGAAGATAGTTACTTCTTCGGAGAGTAGGTAGGGCATGACTGAAATAGCAGAACAACAAGCACTACTTGAACAAAAGATAAAAGAAAGCATAGAAAGAAAGAGGATAAGCAAATGACTATAACACAAGTGAAAGTAAAACCACTAGACAACGGTAATTTAAAAGCAATAGCAAATGTAACTTTAGATGATAGTCTTGTATTAACAGGTATCAAGGTAATGAGCGGCACTAACGGACTGTTTGTCACAATGCCAAGTGTGAAGGGTAAAGAGGGCGAGTTAGACAAAAAGACCGGTAAGCAAAAGTACTACGATACATTCTATCCGATCACCGCAAACTTTAGAGCAGAGTTAATGGGTAAGGTGTTAGCAGAGTATGAGGGTAAGGAAGTTAAGCAAGAAGAATTTGTAGAAGTTGACCCCATGGATGATGATGATTTACCCTTCTAAACCCTTGACCTTAAAGGCTTTGAGTGATATAATTAAGGTAACCAATTAACAAGGTTTTGTTTGTAATACACCTTCGAATGCAACGAAGTAAAAAAACTGTAAACGGTTCGTGCTTATCCTAAAACACGCGGAGTTATGGGTTCTCCGACCAACCAAAACCCTATAATAACAATTTCTTTGCGGGGTTTACGGTTATTGACAGTATCAAGCGGAATAGTATCCGCAAATTTTTAGGCATGGAGTGTTTATAGGTATTCAACGATTCTTAAGTGAAGCCATGAAAACAGCCAATGATGCACAATAGATTCTTTTAAAGGTTAGCTGTTCCCTTGAATCTAAATACACAAAGAATACCAAAGGTACTGTATTGATAGACGGTAAACCAAAGCAACCGACACGATTTAATGCTATCGGTAAAAGCATTGACAGGAGCGAGGTTCACAGCGTGACGAATACGGTCATTATGAGTTCGATTCTTATATACTGTTTAACTAACTGCTACAGACGACTAAAACACGTTGTATGCGGTAGAGCGTAAACTGGACGCATTAAAGGTGGCTGTAGGTTCGAATCCTACTCTACGCTTTTGACTATGCCGACACCAGGGCAAGGTGTCATGGGTTTTAGGTTTCATCCCAGTCACAAAAAACCTCATAAACAGAATGTGGTGTAATGGTCGCACACGTGCTTTGGGAGCATGGGGTTAAGGTTCAAATCCTTCATTTTGTATTAGATATTCTTCATTGAGCGGCTAGCGCTCTTCTCCTAAAAATTACTCATTGATATAGAGTCCCTCACACGAGGGCAACCTCCTGGAATAAAGCAACCCAACATATAATTAAATAGCAAGGAGAATGACATGAGAAAGTTTATAATATTTAAGTCAACAACAGGTTTTGACGGATATTCAACAACAAGCACTCAAACAGTAGATGAAGAAGCCATTAAACGTGGACTTAACGTCTGCAAATATGATTCTATCATGGAAGTTTTAAACATGAAAGATGACGATCCAATTAAAAAAATCTTTGAAGCAAACAAAGCATATAACGAAGCAGAAGCAGAACATAATAGACAGAAAAGAATAGAGGAAGAAGGACAATAGATATGGGTGTATCATTAGAAGAATTGAAACAATTATACAATATAATGCAATATAACTTACAAAACTATAATTGCATTGACCCTGTTGAGTGCGATAGTATAGAGGAATTTACAAGACAATATAACATGGATATTGAACATAAAAAAAAGACCCCGATTAAGGAGTCTTAAGATATTCATTCATTAACGATCTGATTACTTCTGACACTGTAGACCCTTCTAACTCTACCTTGTGCCTAAAGGCTTCGTAGAGGTCAGTAGGACATCTTAACTTGATGGTAGGGGTTAACCCTTCGGCTAGTGATTTCATAAGGATTCACCGTATATTAGATTGTTAGTTTCAGTTACATAAGATTCATATTTATATTCTAAATCTCTAATTTCTGAATCAAGTTTATTAATCGCTCTCATGTTTGCTAATGTTTTGTTTTCATTAAAATATTCATATGCCGCATGGTATAACTTTGTAGTATTAGCTATTTGATTTTCAAGAAATAAAATACGTTCGTATCTAGGTAAAAGCATTTCGTTTTTTTGTTCTAGTGTCATAATAATTCTCCTTTAGCAGCTTAATGACTTGCTTAGGTCTGTGGGTTATTAACATTCAATAGTATCTGTACGAGAATCGTAATAGTAATTACACATAATATCTCTTTTGAAACTGTGTTCTTTTTGTGCTTGCTTTGTAAATCTTTTTTCTGTTAATAAATACTGACGATATAATTCATCTTGTGTAGTATTAAGCAAATTTTTCATTTCTTGTTCTGTAAGAATTATGTCCCAAACTATTTCATTTCCACTGTATGTATCTTTTAATTGTTTTTTGCTTAAAAAAGATTCTTGAATAAGAAGTGTTGAGTTTTTATGGTCTTTGTAATGGTAGAAAGCAAACAGGTTTGTCATAATGTGTACCCCCTTAAGTGTGTAGTTGATTGGTATGTACTTAGTATATCACACTGTACCCACAATACAATCGGCAATATAAACAAATGTAACAAGGTAAAATGTACAGATTGCACAAAGCTATGTTAGGTGATATAATTAAGTATAGGTTAATGGATGACAAAAAAAGAGGTGATCCGAGTCTGTATCAACTACTAAGGCAAAGGAGAATAATATGATTATAGTAATGTGGTTAGCAGTAATAACAATATGGATCGCACGAGAAAACTATGAGCGATATGTGAAGTGAGGTGTAGCATGTTTGAATTAACAGATGAATACATAGACGCATTGAATACCTTGAAGATGGTATAAGAGAAATAATTGAAGAGTTAGAGTTAGAAAATGGAATTACTAATTTATCAAGAGACTTAAGAGTATTGGTTGGTAAGAAAGAAAAGAACAAGGTTGAAGATTATGAGCCACCAACACTTATTCAGTACGGAAGTTATGTAGAGTTTAAATAGATTAGAGGTGTAAGCAATGGCAGACAAAGGACAACCTAGAAAGTTTAAGACAGACAAAGAGTTTAAAGACTCTGTATTAGAGTACTTAGACTACTGTACAACTAAAGAGAGGTTTGCAAATATAGCAGGATACGCTGTTTATTGCGATATGAATAGGGATACTTTCTACGCTCAGAAGGATTATTACTCCGACACTTACGCGCAAGTGAACGATATGTTAGAGGATGAAGCCTTACAACACAACACCCAAACAGCTAGAATGTATCTAATGAATAAGTTTAATTATACAGATCGTAGCAAATCAGAAGTAAGTGTTATAGGAATGCCTGACATACTAATAGGAAAGCAGTAATATATTGTAACTTATGTCATTTAAGGCTAATTCAAACAAATAAAGTGCTAAAATACACGGGCGTAATAGATTTATAAAAGATAGTAAAAGTTGTCTAAAGCCACATAGAATAAGGCTTTTATAATATTATACGGTAGGAAGTGTGGTTGTATGACAAAAGAAATAGATGTAACACCACTGTATTATGATTACGTACTAGGTGCAAACTATGACGCAGTAGTTGAGATCGGTGGACGATATAGCGGTAAATCATATAACAGTCAAATAGAAGAAGCTGCCAACCTTGCAAGTAAGAAGGACTACAAATTGTTAATCATCCAGGACCTTGACAAAGGTGGTTCAGATGGTTACTATGCAGGGTTAGTTGATAAGATAGAACAGTTCGAACATACACAAGCGTATAGCATAGCGTCATCAAGTACAAAGATTGTCAATAAGATCAATGGCAACTCTGTACTTTTTCGTGGGTATAAGACAGACCAACAAAAGAAAGACGTTAAGAACATTGATCAGGTTACTAAGATAATAGTTGAGGAAGGCGAGTGGATGACACTTGATGACTTCCTGTCACTAGTACAACAACTTAGAGGTAAAGTTAAAGAGGACAGAAGACTTGATATACTTCTTAATCCTGTTAACGAATATTGTTTTGCTAATACTGACTTAATACAAACAACACCCGATAGAGTACTAGAATACTTTGAAGGTACTAAAAGACCTAAGGTGTTTGAAAAGCTAATGACCTCAACGTTTGAAATGGATGGAGAGACGCACACATCATCAATTAAGATACTGATAGTATTATCAACACATCATGATAACCCTAACTTGACACCACAACAAAGAGCGGCTATTGAGATACTGAAGGATACGGATCCCGATAAGTATAAGCAACTAGCCGAGGCAAGGTTCATCAAAAGTGGTGGTGTATTCTTCCATGAGTTTAGCAGAGACGTACATGTAATAGAACCATTTGTAATACCTAGTGATTGGCGCAGATACTTTGTAATGGATTATGGACTTGATATGCTTGCAGGCTATTGGGTAGCAGTAGATAATCAAGGTAAATCGTTCTTCTACAAAGAAGTGCATGAGAGTGACTTAATCATCTCTAAAGCCGCCGAAAGAATTAAAAGATTAACTAATGAGCGTATATATGATTACCTTGCTCCTATAGACTTGTGGAATAGAAGACAAGAGACAGGACGTTCAGCCGCTGAAATATTTAATGATAACGATATAAACTTAAGCAAGTGTAACAACAACCGGATAGATGGATGGCTAGACGTAAAGGAATGGTTACAACCTTATGAAGATGAACAAGGAATCACAACCGCAAGTGTTCAGATCACTAGCAACTGTGAGAACCTTATAAGATGTTTAAGCCAAGTCAAGAAGGACGAACGAGAACCAAATGATGTAGCTAAGCAACCGCATGAGTTGACACACGCACCTGACGCATTCAGATACTTCTTTTCAGGTAGACCATCACCCAATATACAAGTAAAGAACCACACACCTAATAACTTTATGTTCACTCAATACGAAGATGATTCGGGAGGTTTGCAGTCATGGTAAAAGCTTATCACGTAATGTTTACAGATAGAATAGAGGATGATAAGAATCCTATATTTCTTGATATAATTAAAAGTGTAGAAAATGGCAATATTCCCTATAGTGATATAAAAGAAGAAGCAATTGAGAAGTATATGAAATCAGAGATAATGGATGGACATAAGAGATATAACGGTGATGGTTTTTATATTCTTTACAATTTTAGTAACGGTGGACCGACAGCAAACCCATTAGAGTTCTTAACTTATGTCTTAATAATTAAAGAGGTGAAATAATGACATACATAATAATAGCATTAGCAGTAATCATATCATTTGCTCTAGGAGCGTTTATAGGCGTCAAGTCAGTGCAACTAGGGTTAAAGTATCAAATGCAGATACAAAAAGGCGTAGAACCCACATTAAGCCCCATACGTGACGTGATAGACGATATAACATCAACACAGAATGCAAAGCAAGCAAACAACGAGACAGCCGAAATGATTGGCGATATACTAGGGGGATTATAGATGTCAGTAAGTAGTTATATTTATTCAAAAAGAGAAAACGTAGCAATAGAACTAGGCTCTAGCTTGTATGAAGATAAGCACATGATACATAAAGCATTAAAAGAACTTCCTGA